ATGAACCATAAAGATATAAAACAAACATTGAAATATGCAAAACTAATGCCTGATAGTGGTCGTGGGTTTGCTGAGAATTTATATAAGGATAATAGATAATGAAAATACTAAATTTATATGCCGGTATCGGTGGGAATAGACAAAAATGGGGGGGGGAACATCAAGTGACCGCTATTGAGTATGATGAAAACATTGCAGCAGTATATAAAGATTTATACCCAAATGATGAAGTAATAGTTGCAAATGCTCACGATTATCTAATGGAAAATTACAAAGACTTTGATTTTATTTGGGCTTCACCACCGTGTCAAACTCATAGTAGGATGAGGCAACATCTACAAGTTCAATGTAGAGGTCAGAAAGCAGTATATGCAGATATGAAACTATATGAAGAAATTATCTTTTTAAAACATAACTTTAAAGGTCTATGGGTGGTTGAGAATGTAAGACCGTACTATGAACCACTTATAAAACCAAGCTTTGAACTTCAAAGACATTATTACTGGTCTAATTTTGATGTAGAGAAAAAAGAGTTTACTAAATCAAAATTAAGGTCAGCACAAATACCGGACTTACAAGAGTATTTAGGTTTTGAACTGAGTGGGTACAAACTACCAAATAAAAGACAAGTTTTAAGGAATTGTGTTTTACCAGCTATTGGTGAGCATATTTTAAATACAGCAGTAGGGGCTTAAAAGATGAAAATACTAATGAGATTAATATGTATGTTTAAAGGTCATAGCTATATGGCTAATGATTGGAGATATAACCCACATACTGAACTATGGAAGCAAACTTGTACAAGATGTGCAAATAAGAAATATATCAATGATAAGGATATAAACAATGGCTGATATGAAAGTAGAGTTTAATGGATTAGATAAGGTTTTAGCAACTCTAAACCCTAAAGTTTATAGAAAAGCATTGAATAGAACTGTTAATGATATTGGTGCAAAAATGAAGACCCAAACCACAAAAGAAGTAAGAAGAACATACAACATTAAAGCAAAAGATATAAAACAGTTTATGCAAGTAAAGAGGTCAAGATATGCTGATATGAAGTATCAAATGCAGATAAGAAGTAGCCCACTTAATGCTATTCGCTTTGGTGCAAAAGCCTTAAAGAAAAGAGGTAATGTTAGTGTGAGGATAAGAAAGGATAACGGTAGAAAAGTATTAAAGAGAGCTTTCTTATCTAAGAGTGGTAAAGCAGTACTTCAAAGAGAAAAGGGAACACAAAAGATTAGAGCAGTAGCAACTATATCTATCCCTCAAATGTTCAATAAGAAGATACTAAAAAATGCTGATGATATGGCTAAGAAAGAGTTTGGTAAAAAGCTACAAGATAACTTCAGTTTCTACATAGGAAAGGTGTAGAAAAGGTGGTTGAACTTATGTATAGAAATAGGTTAGAAATATTATCACAATTATTAATAGATAAATCTTTAGCTAAGTATTTTACTATCGGAGTTTGTAGCTGGTTAAGTTATTGGTTAAATAAATATAACTATATGGAATATATAAATAGGGTTAAGGTTATATTAAGAAGTAGCTTAAACCCCCTTGTTTGTGAGGTTTTAAAGGTACTATATAGAGTATTCCTACTAAGGGTACTAGCGAGTGCGAAAAAGTGCTAGACATAGTATTTTTTAACTTGGTTAATTTTATGAGTATATTAGTACATAGTGTTAAGCCCTTTGTGGTGGTAGCTGGTGGTGGTTTTGTAACCACTTTACAACTTGGTTAAGTTTTAGTAAGCTTTAAGTTTAGAGGTTAAGAAATGGATATAAATTACATAACAAAAACAGATTTAGCAAAAGCAAATGGTGTTAGTGCTGCATACATATCTAAGCTTGTAAAAAAAGGAATTTTTAACAAGTGCTTGGATGGTAAGAAATTAAAAAGAGATTGTGCTTTAAAAACATACTTGGATATTAAAGACCCAACACGAGATAGTCAAAGAGCAGCAAATAGAAGTTCTAAAATTTCGCCGGCGAAAAAATCAGTTGTAAAGAAAAACTTGACAACTCAAAAAGTTGCTGAGGTTGTAATACCTGAAATTGAAAAAGCTACTAGCAAAAATATTAAAGATAGTGATTTATACAATCAAGATAATTTAGATGAATTAAAAGATTTGTTATTAACTGCTAGTACTGGTAATCAAAAAGTACAAATCATAAAAGACTTTTGGACTGGTAAGATTAATCAGCAAAAATATTTAGAGGGCGAAAAGCTTTTAATACCAAAAGAGCAGATAGTAAAAGATATTCAGCGAATACTTAAAGCTTTTAAAGATAAAGCTTTGGCACTACCTACAAAAATATCAAGTGATCTAGTCGGACTTACTGAAAAGAAAGATGTAGCTGTAATTGTTGAGAGCTATATGTACGAGCTATTAGAAGAACTTAGTACCTTGGAAGATGTAGAATGATTATCGCTGAATGTGTAAGTGTTGTAAAACCACCAAAGAAATTAAGTGTATCAGAGTGGGCTGATACTTACAGACAATTATCAAGTGAAGCTTCAGCAGAAAGTGGAAAGTGGCGAACCAGTAGAGCAGAATATCAAAGAGGTATTATGAATGCTTTTAGTGACCCTGATTTTCATACTGTAGTTTGGATGAGTTCAGCACAAGTTGGAAAAACTGAAGCACTACTAAATATCATTGGTTATTTTGTAGACCAAGACCCAAGCCCTATGTTATTGTTGCAACCAACTTTAGATATGGCACAAGCATTTAGTAAAGATAGACTAGCACCAATGACACGAGATACAAAAGTTTTAACTCATAAAATCAAAGATAGTAAAGCTAAAGATAGTGGAAATACAATCTTACATAAAAGCTTTGCTGGTGGTCATATAACTATGGCTGGTGCAAATAGTCCAGCTTCACTTGCTTCAAGACCAGTAAGAGTTGTTTTATGTGATGAAGTAGATAGATACCCACCAAGTGCTGGTGCTGAGGGTGACCCAGTTAATCTAGCATTTAAAAGAAGTACTACATTTTGGAATAAAAAAAGAATGCTTACATCAACACCTACAATCAAAGGTATTAGTAGAATTGAAGCAGCTTATGAGGATAGCGACCAAAGAAAGTTTAATGTACCGTGTCCTGAATGTTCAAAACTTCAAGTTCTTAAATGGTCTAATGTTTCTTGGGATGAAAACAAACCGGATACTGCTAAGTATTTTTGTAGTCATTGTGGAGTTGGTTGGGATGATAGCAGTAGATGGAGAGCTGTAGGTAAAGGTGAGTGGATAGCTGAAGCACCAGCAAATGGTGTAGCTGGGTTTTGGTTAAATGAAATCTATAGCCCTTGGGTTAAATTATCAGATATGGCTAAGGCTTTTATAGAAGCTAAGAAATCTCAGTACACTCTTAAAACTTTTGTAAATACTTCACTTGGTGAAACTTGGGAAGATGACCAAGGTGAGCAAATTGAAGATAATGTACTTATGGCTAACCGTGAAGATTATGAAACTTTACCAAATGATGTAGTAGTTCTTACTTGTGGTGTTGATACGCAAGATGATAGATTAGAGGGTGAAGTGAAAGCTTGGGGTGATGGTAATGAAAGCTGGGGTGTATTTCCTTTTAGAATTGAGGGTAAACCAAGTCAAAAGCAAGTGTGGGAAGATTTAGACAATATTATAAATGATACTTACAAAAGAGTTGATGGAGTTCAGCTTAGAATATCTTGTACTTGTATTGATAGTGGTGGACATTTTACCGATGAAGTTTATAAATACTGTAAAAAAAGAGCAGTAAAACGAGTGTTTGCAATCAAGGGTTCAAGTATAGCTGGTAAACCTATTGTATCAAGACCTACTACATCAAATAAACTCAAAGTAAAACTTTTTACAGTTGGAACAGATACAGCAAAAGAACTTATATTTTCAAGGTTACAACTTGAAGAGTTTGGTGAGGGGTTTATGCACTTTAATAAAAAGTTTGATGAAGAGTACTTTAAAATGCTTACAAGTGAAAAGCTAGTTACAACTTTTAAAAAAGGTAGACCAGTAAGAATTTGGAAACCAACAAGACCAAGAAATGAAGCTTTAGATTATACGGTTTATAACTTAGCAGCTCTTGCAATATTAAACCCAAATTATAAGAAAATTCAAGAAAATATGAAGCCACAAAAAGTAGAAGCTCAGCAAAGAACTAAACAAATACAAAGACCAAAAAAAGGAGGGTGGGCGAATGGATGGAAATAATGAAGAAAAAAAGAGTGTTGGAAGACCGAAGTGTGATGACCCAAAAATGAAGCTAGATAGCATTCGATTAAAAACATCAACAATCATAGACATAGAGGTTATATCTGAAAAATTAGGTATAAAAAAAAGTCTATTTGTACAAACAATCTTAGAAAATGAAATGGAAAAATATAAAAATCTTTTAAAACTTTAGTTTTTGTCCCCTTTTAAACTATGGCACTATTTTGAAATAATACAGCCAAGATAAAAAACTAAGGGTTTAATTTGGCTACATTCGCAGAACAAATGCTTATCAAAATAGAAGATATGCTACTTGGCAAAGCTGATAATGATGTAGCTAAGTATGAAATAGCCGGTAGGTCTTTAGAAAAATACTCTTTTAGCGAACTCCAAACATTAAGAAGACAATACAAAGGTGAGGTGAAATCTGAACAAGTAGCTGCTGATTTAGCTGCTGGACTTGGTAACCCAAGTAGAAAAGTACTCACTAGGTTTTAATGATGAAATTATTTGGATATGAATTTAAAAAAGCTGTTACACCTAAGCAAAAGAGAAACTTTAGTGCTGCAAGTAGTGGACATCTGTATGCTTCTTGGATACCATCAAACAATGGTGCAGATGTAGATATAAAGCAAGACTTACGAACTATTCGTAATCGTAGTCGTGAGCTTATGCGAAATGATGATTATGCAAAAAAATTTAAACGAATGATTAAATCTAATGTTGTTGGTAGTCAAGGTATAAGACTTCAAAACCAAGCCAAAGATGTAAATGGAAATTTAGACAAACAAGCCAATGATATTATTGAAACTGCTTGGAAAAAGTGGGCTAAAAAAGGAACTTGTGATGTTACTGGTAGATATTCACTTATAGATATTATGAAAATGGTGATGGGAACACTTGCTGAAGATGGCGAAGTATTGGTTAGAAAAATAAAAGGTGCTGATAATGAATTTGGATATGCACTTCAGCTGTTAGAAGCAGACCACTTAGATGAAAGATATACTGATATGAATAGAAATATCATAATGGGTATTGAGTATGATGAGTGGAATAAACCAATAGCTTACCATCTGTTTAAATCCCACCCCGGAAATCGTGCATTAGGAAATACAGACTTTGCACGAGAGAGAATACCAGCTGATGAAATTAATCACTTATTTTTACCTCTTAGAATTAGTGCTACTCGTGGAGTTCCGTGGATGCATACAGCTATGACTAGAATGAAAATGATAAATGGTTATGAAGAAGCTGAACTTGTAGGAGCTAGACTTGGTGCTAGTAAAGCTGGATTTTATACAAGAGATA